GGTAAAACTTCAGGATTAACGATATCTAGATCAAATAATACAGGGTGGCATTCTTCAGCAATTAAGTAATCAGAATACTTGAAGATGTCCTCCATAGTATACTCTTCATTAAGTGCTGCTTCTGCCAATATCCATTTGTCATTTTTATCCTCGTCTTCAAGGACATCGAAAGCAAATGGCATACTTTCAACATAATACATCAAAACAGGTACATTATCTACAAATACATGTTTACGTGAGATTGTATACCTGAACTGTGCCATAATGTTATGATTTCCTGTTAATGTTATATTTAACAGAATGCGAGTAGGGAGACTTGAACTCCCACGAGCATAATGCTCAACAGATTTTAAGTCTGGTGCGTCTACCGATTCCGCCATACTCGCAAATGCTGGTTGTGGGAATTGAACCCACTTTAGGCGCTTTATGAGAACGCTGCATTTACCAAATTGCTAAACCAGCACTCCGTATATTATAACACAGATTAGGCAGGACGGGTAGGGGGTGCTGACAGATTAGTAATTGACTGTCGCTTGATGAATGCCTTGAGTTCAGGAGTTTCATCCCATTCCCAGATCTCTTCGTGTCCTTTCTTGTCGATTTTCTTAAACGTCTTTTTCATTGGAAAACTCCTCTAATTTATCTAGAATACCATCAAATGAACCGATACTGTCAATCTCTGAAATAAGATTGGCAATCTGTTTACATACAATCGGTCGTTCTGCCCTAGCAGCATACGATAATGCGTTGCGAAGACTACCTGTAGCCTCTGAAAGACTCTCTTCTACTTGTTTACCTAAAGCCATTGCTCCTCTTTATCCTCAACATAGTCATTATACTGGGTTTCTTGAATGCTGTCAAGCCACAAGCATCCCAGCATCCTTCATATAGTGTAGTGTGTCATGCATGTTACCAAGATGTTTGGCACCAATGGCAACCTGGGGATAGGTTGCTTCAGGTCCGAACTCTGCTTCAAATGCCCTTTGAGAAAAGTGTTCGTTGAGATTGTACTCATGAAACTCTCCACCCATTGACTTAAGTAGTGCTGCGATACGCTCACACTCTTGACTACCGTTTGAATAGATTACTGCTTGCATGTGTCTTCTTTGTAGGTAATAGTGATTTGATTATATATTTCATCTCGGTTGTCACTGTTGTATACACGACAACGTTCTACCTTAGCATCCAATAGTTTCTCAATATTATTGAGTTGCCATTCAGCAGCATACTTTTTGAATCCATCATCCATCCAACTCGTGTTAGATCCTGGTGTGTTAAAGTCATCCATTATTCAATACCTGGCGGAAAAGTTTCAATCTCAGTTAGTTCGTAGTCCCAATCTTCCATGACTGTATTGGCAAGGAATCTATCAGATAGCATTTCAAGTTCCTTCTCAGCATACTCTCTGCTCTCTGATTCCAACCAAACGTCGATGACCTTACCCAATCTCAATTTCTTGATGTCTAACTCTGACAATCGCTTACAGGCGTCTCTCACAGCATTACCAGGAGAGTCATCAACCTGTGATCGTAGTCGGACAAATACTAATGCTTTAAACTTCATGCTTGTTCCCTCTCATCAAGTGCTTCATGAATAATTTGTTTCAATTCAATACGTTCTTCTTCAGTGAAGATTGTACGAATTTTCACTGGCATAGGAGCATAACTACTTGGTTTTTTTGATCTACCAGGAAGACTCATGCCCTGTGTGTCAATTTTGTCCATTGTTCTTCTTTACCCAACAAGGTTTACATAAGGAATTGGTCCAACTACCATCAGGTGCTTGGTGTCCTACCTGAGGTGTTTCATTTGCCGGGGTCATTTTACCACACCCCACACATTTTGTCTCCCACATCTTCATAATGTTCTCTCCAATCTATTTGTTGCTTGATCAGGAAAATCTCTTGGTCTACTATCAGTAGCATTATCAGTCTTAGGTGAACCTTCATTCGCCTTCATAGTATGCTGATAATTAGGTCTTGGATATCTGATACAGAATGGATCAGGCATCCAGTATGTTACCTGCCATTCTTGTTCAGGATTTAACTCTAGATGCTTCTCTACACTATGAGAGAAAATACCAATTTGAATGTATCCATCATGACTAAGACATCTACCATTACCAATGTCAACTAGGAATAGCATCTTACTACTCATAGCAGTTCTTGCTCTGGATTAAGATTTTTCACGAATTGCTCAGGATCCTTTTCTGACTTGTGAACCCAATAATAGCGCATCATCTCGTAAATAGGATCCCACATGGGGATACAGACATAATCCTTCATGTGTGTCTCGCAGCAAGTTCTTTAAGTTCCTTCGCTGTGAGTTTATCTAATTGCTCTGTGAAGTGATCAAGTAGCAATTGTTTGTATTGTTTCTTAGTCATTGTATTGTTTAATTAATCGTTCAACTTGTTTCTTGTCAGATCCACAAGGAGCATTGCGTAGACACCTAAGAATTAGTTCAGTATCACTGATAGTAGGTTTGATTGTAAACCCCCATTTGTCAACTTCACCCTCTGTAGGTGCTTCAACGTAATCAAATTCACTTGGCATTAGTCTCTTTGTCTCCAATCCGAAGGTTTATCTTGCTGAAACCAATCCTTAATATCATCAGCATCAGTGAATCCCTTTTTATGGTTGGATGGATCGGGATCTCCTAAACCCATCCTATTCAGAAAATCGTCTGTGCTACCCTCTTCAATTTTATAAGTAATTTGACGACGTGCCATCTTCAACATTTCATTAGCAGAAGTATTTGCTTTTGCTAATTTATTTGCCCAGATCATATCAGACAATTTTACTTCTTCTCCATTCGCAATACATTTACAAATAAATTCCAGTCGTAGTCTGTATTGTGTAGATAACATATGCCACTCATTTCCACTTAAGTATTTAGAACCATGAAAAAAGGGACCCGAAGGTCCCCTTGGGTGTTCCGACTTTTGTAGAGACCGCACGAAAGGAGTCTCCACACTATTTATCAGAAGCTGTACTTCAGACCCAACTTGGTGCCATAACCACGGTCAACGTTGCTGTCGCCACTACCAACGAAGGAGACTTCGCCGTATGCGCCAAGAGCATCGGTCAAACCGATACCAAGACCTGCCTTACCAGAAGGAACGGTGTCGCTCTCGCCACCATCAGGGGAGACTACAGTAGCGCCGCCTTGGACGTAGTATGAAGCAGACTCACCGAGTTCGCCTTCATAACCTACGTGAAGGTCAGTAGCAGTTCCGTTGTAGCTGGATCCAGTGAAACCGGAGTTAGCTTCGACGTTAACGTAGGGACCAGCGAAAGCGGCACCAGCAGATACGGACAGGGCAGCGGTTGCTGCGAATACAGATTTGATCATTGTTGTTTAGTTACCTTTGTTTACTTGCGGAATTTATACCCGCAGATGATGGATCGGTTCGACTCCCGATCGCATGAATATATTATAGCAGAAGACGCTCGATGCGTCAACCAGGTTATGCAAGTAATTGCGGCACTCGCCTGATTTGCTACAAGAGTAATTTATCAGGGTTAGGTCCAGAAATCAACCCCCCTTGTGCCAGTTTATGATACGGATATTAGATGACTGTGATAATGTAAACTTATTAGTTTAGAAGTATTAGAGCACCAGTAACAACAACATTTCCAGTAGCAGCAATAGATATGGTAGTGCCTGCTGTTTGAGTTATAGCAGAACCTGCTGTTTGAGATATATTAGTGCTTGCTGTTTGAGTTATAGCAGCACCAGCATTTTGAGTTATAGAAGCACCTGCTATTTGATCTATAGCACCGCCTGCAGTAATACTTGCGAGACTACCCGCAGAGAATAAAATAGCATCTGTTGCTTTTACAGAAGCACCGCCAATAAGAGTGTTGACACTATAAGAATTATCTCTCGCTTTGATTAGTGGAGGTGTCCCTGGTTTTCCAGCAATGACAGTTTGCGATACACCACCAACCCATTGCTTATAATCACCAAGGATAGACCAATTAACATGTCCAGGAGAAACAATGTTTTGTGATGCTCTAGGATCAAATTGTACAGATGTTTCTTCACCAGCACCAAATGTCATCTTCTGACCAAAGACAATATCTTTTTTATTGTCCACAACTTGCTCAATAGTGCCAGCACTCATTTGGATAGTGCCACCACCATTAGATCCTGCCTGAATGAATACTTGTGATTTTCCAATCAAAAACAATTCTTCTTCAGCAGTAATAACAATTTTCTGTGCCTTGATATGCCTTTCGCTACCAGTAGCTTCTTCTACAATATCTCCATACGCAATAATGTTTAATGCCTCTTCGCCATCATCACCACAATTGTATTCAATGTGAGTTACTTGCTCGTGTTTTTGTTGCTGTCCATGAGTGTGTATACACAACTTTCCACTAGAAGCACCTTTTTCTACATTTTTTTCTCCAGTAACAATAACAATAGATCCATTGTTTTGAAGTGAAACAAACCCAGCAGTGCCGTCAGGACCATCTATTCTTAGTGTTGATGTCTGACCATCAGGATACATGCGTTCATAGATCTGTGAACGAGTCAGCACACCTTTCCAACATGTTGTAAAAACAGGACCATCTTTTAGATTCTGTGTTTTATCTGCCGTGGTTTGTGGAAAGATACCTGTGGGGTATTCGTTAGCGGGTACAGCGTGTGACATTATGGACAATCAATATAACGACCAGTTCCGATCTTAGTAGATCCAACTGTAGTGAGTGCTTCAGTATCTAGGCATCTAAAAGATGGTAATAGTTTAGCACCATATCCACCTCCACCAACGATAACAATCTCAGGGAATTTTTCAAATGTTAATTGCCTATCTAAAATTCTAGCGCCAACGACAAATCCATCTTCATTGATAACTGCTTCCGCAACACCAAGTTCACCATTTATATACATATCAGGTTCTGATGTGTATCCAATTCCGGGGCGGATTATAGTAAATGCATCAATGATACAACGAACACCAGATTCATTAGCAAGATTTAATTTATATCCGTATCCAGGTGCTTTAATACGAATTTCTGTGATAAATCCATCTTGATCTAGTAAAGGAGTTGCTACAGCACCAATTCCTTCACCACCAATGAAGACATATGGTGGTTCTGCCCAAGGATCTCCTGGTTGAGTGATGGGTATTTCAATAATTCCGCCATTATCATCTGTAATAATAGTTTCAGGAATAACTTCAGGAACAATAAATTCGTCTGTAGTTGTTCCTGGAGTATCACCCTCACCATCATCTTCTGGTGGTTCAGTACTAATCTCTTCTGTAAGTGGCACCACCAGCACATCTGTAGTAGCACCAGTTCCATTCACAGTGAATATAAGCAACTCTTCTTCTTCATCTAAAGAATCTTCAGAAATTCCAACTATTACTTCAGCAGTATTATTATTGACAACAAAAGAACCTGTTGTTTTTCCACCAATAATATCACCAGAGTCAATATCCCCTGTTAATGTATAATATGCATATGTACCATTCTCTACGTTTTCTGTAGTGATTGTATATTGCACAAAATCACCTTCATTAACAGATACTTTGTCAGCAACTACTTCATATGAAGGTGTAGTATCAGAAGATGGAGTATCATCAGAAGGTGGAGTAGGAATATCTTCTACTACTTCAGGTGGGAAAACATCTGGTATTTCTGGAGTTGGATTTATTGGTATAGGATAATATGGAGTTCCTGGTTCTCTTATATTACGTTCTGTGATTACACACCTACCAACATTTTTTATAAACGTAGATCTAATTCGACTACCTTCACCAGGAGAATTTTTCTTCAGAATAACAAAAAAGTCTTCATCACCTTCGTTTTCTGATGAATGGAAAGTTTTAATAGTAATACTTTTTACAGTTTCTCCTGGAGCAAATCCAAGAATACCACTATCAGACAAGTAATCTTCATCTGGAGTAGCAGTTCCTTTTCTAGATGTTCTATAAGACACAGATGAAGCAGATTCAGTAACTCCAGTTCTAGTTACCTGGAATACAGCATCAAATCCCTCCTCTACAATAATATCAGATATCGTATAAACAATTTTTGGTGTTTTTGTTGGTTTATCACTGTAACGAGGAACTCCACCAGTAAACCCAACTGTTGTAATAGATAATGGTTTTCCAGTATAAGCATCTTCACAGGTATACTGATTAAAGTCAGCTCCTGTAGCAGGGAATAAATTATCAATGTTGGAAAGAAGATCATCTAGGAAATCATTTCCTTTTTTGTCCTCTTTATCTTTTTTCTCACCATCTGTACAAATTTGTTTGTATCCGGCACATTCATTATTAGGTCCAGAGCAAGAAATACCAAGTAATTTTAAGACGAAATTAATTGCTCCACCTAAAATATTAAGTGGTCCGGCAATAGCACCAAGAATATCCTGAATAGGTCCAAGGATACTGCTGAGTATAGTCTCCATCAATGAATTAATCTTTGATAGAATACCATTTACTAGTGTGTCTACTTGACATGCTGCAGCACGATAAACCTGATTAACTAGACCCATTAAAACGTTCGTCAACCATTCTGCCAAACGATCTCCAAGATCTGCCATTTTACACCCAAGATCTTTGAGCAGATTATTGAACCATTCTGTAACTGGAGTAAGGGCATTTCCAGTTTCATTTGGATACAATACTGCTTTAATTAGATCCTTAACAGCATTAGTAAGTTTCTCAAGCACAAAACCTTTTACCTTTGCGATAAAATGCCTGATTACAGCCATAAACTTATTGACATACTTTCTTGCTATGCCAATACCACTATTAATTGTTCCACTGATAGGACTGATTAAATACGTGCCAATGTTTCCATCATTTTTCTGAACTTCATTTAAAAATTCACCAAGTAAAATTTTGGTTTTGTCAGTTAAATTTTGTTTGTCGCATTTTTCTGCTACAGATTGACACCATTTTTCATCATCCCGACCCCTCAGCATTCTTGGGGGTATTGGGACTGTATCATCACCAGTTGGCAAAGCACCAGTAGTTTTGTTTGCTTCTCCTTGTCCACCTTCAGGATTTTCTGGTGCTGGTTGTCCGTCTGTAACAGGATTTACCGGATTATCAACTGTATTATTGACTGTTCCAAAAGCTGTGCTGCCATCAGGTCTCTCACTCTTAGAGATAGTTGTAGCACCAGGAGTTTGTCCAATAGAACCCATGATAATGGGTTTCTGCTTTAAGTTATCTAAGTAAAAACCAACAACCCAACACCCCTTAATAAGTTGTGGATGTGCTCCACCAACATTACCAGGCATGAAGGGCACATTGACTGGCATCATCACATTTGCCCATGGCAAGTCTTTCGTATCAAGGATCTCCTTACTTGCGGGGTGATCTCCTACGATACGAACCTTAAAACGATAACCACCTTTGTTAGTTTTTTCTTCTGAGGCAGTTTGTTCGACTTGGCCCACCCACCAATTGAAACCATCGGATCCAATGCGCTGAGTAGGAATCAACTGTGATAATAGTTGGTCCATGTTAATTAATCATCAAAGACTTTACACTCTAGTGCGCTTGGTTCCATTTCACAAAACAGTTCTAAAGGTGAGGGATCATGATGATCTCCTGCCTCAATTTCTTGTTTGTGATTTTCTGCATAAACTTCAAGTTCCTGAAGTTCACCTTCGATATGACGACGTTGGTTGGGAGAAGTCATAGGATTGTCAAGGATCTCTTTGTCCTTAGCAATGTGGGCTTCGATATTTTCCATAAGTAATTGCTTCTACGTTTTTATTTAGTGCCGTGGTTTGATGGTCTATCTTTAAGACCATATGAATCTCTCATAAGTCTGAGAGTTGTTGTGAATCTACCATTAGTTCCGACTGTAGTATCATAGGTATGAGTTGCCTCGTTGATTAAATAAGTTCCACTAGATTCTGTATCGTATTGATCTTTTCTTGCTTCAGCATTTGGAAGTTTACTCGATAACCTAATGTCAATTTTATCACCCGCACAAATATCAGGATTTCCAGGAATTACTATGGTGCATATTTGGTTCTTTAATAACTGATATCTCGCGAGAGATTGTGCAGTATAAAATTTCTGCCAGTCAGCAAACTTAGTTGGATCTGTACTACCGTCTTTTGGATCGGGTGAAGCGGGGGTTTTTTCGTTATACCATGATTCGTGATCTAAGTAGATAGACATGATTCTACTCGGATAATCAGATAATTCAATCTGATTTGAGGGAATCAAAGTAATTCCTTCTTGACCACCCAAATGTGCCATATTATCATAACTGTCTTTAATCTTGTAAACATACTCTTCATACTGTCCTGTGGAGTGGTTGAAGAACACTACCATAGAAGAATATTTACCTCTGCGTAATGATGACATTAAATCAAGTTCAGATCCAAAAGTAGATCGATATACTACAAACCTATCATCTGCTCCATCACCTTGATTAGCAATTTTCTCTATGTAAGGACCCCACGAAGGTGATTTTAATTTTTTTGATTTAAGACTACTATCATCATTTGCACATAAAGAATCAACTGAGAAAAAATTATAACCTCGTTTAGATTCCCAGAAAAAGAACCCAGCACTTCCTCTCACACTTTGAGATGTATTTGTTTGTGATGTTGTTGTGTCTTTTGTTTGATCAAATTTTGCTTGTGGAGAGACACTTTTTACTGCCATCGCATTAACTAAATCAAAAACTCTTTTTCTATTTGGTAAAATTTTTGTATCAAATAAAGATGGTTCGCTAAAAAATTCTTTTTGTGTATTTAAACTTTCTTGTAGTAGGTTAGAGATAATTTTTTCAGGATTTCCCTGTAGAGGTTTTGTAACTCTAGTAACTTCGTTGTTAAGAGCCTCTGGTGATATAAGTCCAATTGTATATGCTTGTTTTTGATTCTGAGCAAATCTATTGCCTATTTTCCATATCGCCAAAGAATAAGTAAGAGATTCATTTATACTAGTAGATACTTCAATTTCAACTATTTCTCCGCCCTGTACAGGCAATCCTTGTAGTAATCCACCACTATCAACTACCACCATAGTTGCCGACAAAAATGGAGATGTAATAGTTTCAACGTAATTGAAAGAATTTATCAGAGTTGTTATTGGAATAGGTTTACCACCACTATTTGGATATATCTTTACTGCGGTTAATCCAAAGTCCGTGTTAGATTTAAATTTTGTCATGAGAATCTGGTTTCTTGTAAGGTATAGATGAATGTTCCTATATCAGCAGACCCAGGGCCCGGTAATATATCTGCCGGAGCATTTCCACCATTGTTAGAACCAGATGACATATTAGTAATGTTGTTAATAGTAGTAGTATTCCCTGTAGATGCCATTGCCAATTCTTGTGACCTAATACCAAGGGCATTAGGATCAGCAGTAGATCCAGGAGCAAGGGAACTTATTTCTTTTGGTTTAGCAGCCTCTATTAATTGATCTTTTAAACCAAGGTTTTGATCTTTAGTCTCCATGCGTGTCATGCCACCAAGAAAACCTTTCTTCATGATAGTATACCCGCCACTATCTCTCTTGATAGCACGAAACTGGTTATCAGAACCAAAATCAATAAATGGTGCATTCCCCAGATTCAATGATTTTGCCCAGTCACCACCTGTTGTAGCGGCAGCTGCTTGTTTCGCTTTTAATGCTGCTGCTTGTCGTTTTGCAATCGCAGCAAGTTTTTTTTCATATTCAGCAATTTCTTCTGGTGTTGCATTTTCTCCAGGAATTTCACTAGGATCTAGAGTTAATGGACCACCATCTGGCGGGTCTGGTTGTGGGTCTGGAGTTGTTTTACGCGCCTCAGCAAGGTTTTTTCTGTATAGTGCCATACTATCAGAAGCGGTTCTTGATGTTTGACCGTGCTGTGGCGTCAATCCAGCCCAACGACCGCCAGCTTTTGTCATTTGTCTCTCATCCATATTTTCAATATCAACGCCAGATAAAGCAGCTAGATGTAAAATTATTTCATTTTGGGTTTTTGGAGAAAATATAGTATCTTCATTAAAATTAGGACTCTTCAGCACTTCCTGCAAAGTTTCTGGCATTAATTGAACTGCACCAGAAGCTGATGAGTTGTGTCTGTCCTTTTTGTAGGGAATAACACCACCACCCAATCTTTCTGGAAGCCTATCAGTACCACCAAGTTTAGAAGCTTCATATAATTCACCTAAAGTCATTTTAGTCAATTCTGGCACAACAGCACCACCATATACTGTGTTATAACCCTGTTCCCCAGCTGTACCTTCTGCTTCCCTAACTGTTGCAATAAATGCTTTCTTTTCTGCAGTATCTGCTTTAATAGTAGCAGCATCTACATTTCCACTACCACCGCCGCCACCGCCGCCGCCGCCACCGGGAAGAAATCTTGCTAACCGGCTCCATATATTATCATCACCGCCACCACCAGGGATCAGATTTTTCAATGCATCGACAAATTTTTCCCACCCATTTTGTTTGTCATAATACTGAGAAAGTCCTTGTGCCTGAAGTTTTGCGTATTTACTTTTATTTTTATATTGTGCTTCTAGAATACCTTCACCAAACATAAGGAATGTTTTCCTGCCTTCAGCACCCTCAAGTGGGAAAACACCTTCCTTACCCTTTTCACCAACTAATCCAAGAGTAGCATCAGAAATAATACCACCATCCGCAAATGGGACTACTCCCATATCTCTAGCAGCCAAAGCAGCGTCAATACCAACAGACCCAGCAGTTCCAATACCAGGAACAGTAGATGCTGCTCCAGATGCTAATTCAAGACCAGCACCAAGAAAATCGCCCTGCATTGCTCTCTGAGCAGCAAAGACAGCACCTAGTCCCAATCCCACTAGTGGAATTTTTTTACCTAAACTCTTCGCAAGTGCTCCACCTGCCACTTTACCAACTGCTTGAGCTCCTAGTTTAGCACCCATTCTGGCACCAAAACCACCTGCTAGTTTGCCACCAAGAGCAATACCTAACCTAGCACCAGTTCTGCCAGCACCTCTTTTGGCAGCACCCTTGAGCATATTTTTTGCCAGTACTTTGCCGCCAAGACCCATACCAGGACCACCGCCTCTTCCCGATCCCCCTGCCCCAGACATAGCACCGGTAGCGGCACGTAAAAGACCCGTATAAGCAGAATTACTAGAAAGGTCCTGACCATTCTCAAGAGCACTTTCTTCCGCAGCTGCTTTTGATTTTCTCGCTAATTTATCTGTTTGTTGTCGCTGTGCCCCAGCGATCATTTTTTGCTGATTTGACTGCTCTTTAGTAGCAGAAACTAAACTCATCGTGACAAACGTTAGTCTGTCAATTGCCTGAACTACTTCTTCAGATCCACCACCACTATCACCGAAAGTATCAAGGCGTTTGGTGAACATATCACCACCACCAAGATCTCTCTCCACACCAAGATTCGTAGCGCCAATATCTACAATAGAGTCGCCAAAATAACCTTCTCCTGTTATACCTCGTCTTCGCGAAACTCCAGGTGTAGCAGCACCACCGACCACATCAGGATTTACAGCAGATGCACCAGGGAGTGATCTTTGTAATGAACTCCCACCAAGCATTTTTTGTAGTGGAATTTCTGATACGTTAGTATTTCCACCACCACTCAATAAATTAGTCTTACCACCAGATAAAGTTTTTTGCTCATCTAAAATATTTACTTTAGCGGCAACCATATCCGCTGTTTTTCTCTTATCGTCTTCCTTTCTTAAAAAATCTCTGATAGCACCAACAATTTTCCCAAGATAATCTACATTACCTCTATTGTCTTGATATGATGCGTATCCGTGTGCCATTATTGTTTAGCTGCTTCGCGAGCTTGTTTGATTTGTTCTAAGTGTTGCATCAAGAGACTAACGTAAACTTGACGCTCCCATGGTATCATGTTTTCAATTTCACTCAAATTATATTTATGATGCTGCATCAAAGAAAAATTAGTTTTATAATATCCCTCTAGCGTATTATGAAAGAGGGCTATCCGAAAAAATTGGATAATCCAGTAAGTACAAATTCAGATGGTTCTCCAGTATTTGGATTAATTACAGTAAATTTGTGTTCTAGTCTAGGACAAGATTGGAAGAATTCTTGAATTTTTTCAAATTGAGTGTTGGTAAGATTTTCTACAAATTGAACAAATTCTTTTTTTGATGTAGTAGAACTATCATATACACCTTCAGCATCAAATATTTGATCGACACAATCAGCAATGATTTCAATAATTCCTTCAGCAGATGGAGACTGTCCCATAACTGATCCAGTAATAAAATCATTCCACTGTGGATATTTCATGATTACACCCATATCATCAGATAGCATGATTTTATTACTATGCCCTTCTGGTTTGATAACATTAACCTCAGACAAATTCAAATTATATTGAACTTTTGTTGTATTATCATCTTTACAAGTTACTTTTATTTCAACAATTTCGCCTACAGACACAGCGCGAATTTGAAGAAAAATATACTCCAAATCAAAAATTGCTAAATTTTCAATTTTTACTCTAGATTGAATACAACCTTTTAATGCAGTTTTTACAGCTTCTTCAATCTGTTTTTCGTCATTTGTTTCTAATGCCAAAAGAAGTAGTTTTTCTTCTTTTACGACAAATGGACGATATTTAATTTTTTTGCCATTAGACGGAATTTCCAACTCATAGGTTGGAAGCACAACTTGT